CCTTATGATGCAGACCTTGCAGCCATCGCCGCGCTTACAGGTACTTCCGGATTCCTAAAGACTAACGGTTCTGGTACCTGGTCAGTTGACACCAACACCTATTTAACCTCATCGACTGGTGTTGTCAGCGTAAACGGAAACAGTGGTGTAATTACTGGGATCGCCGTAACCGCAACAGGTCTTAGCCAGTTTGCGTCCACGACTTCAGCAGAACTCGCCACGGTGCTATCCGATGAGACTGGCTATTCAAGCGGTGCTAAAGCCGTGTTCAGCATTTCACCAGCCATTAGCACCAGCATTACAACTGCGTCTACCTCGTTTGATCTTGTTAACACTACTGCTACCACCGTTAACTTTGCTGGTGCAGCCACTGCTGTAAACATCGGTGCTGCAAACAGCACTACCACAATTGCCGGTGACCTAGTTGTAAACGGTACAACCACTACCATTAACAGCACCACCGTTACCGTGGACGATCTAAACATCGTCCTTGGGTCGGTAGCAACACCAACTAACAGCACTGCAAACGGTGGAGGTATCACTGTTGCTGGTGGTGTAGATGGTGATAAGACATGGAACTGGGTATCTTCGACCAGCTCATGGACATCTTCTGAGAACATTGACCTGGCTTCTGGCAAAGTCCTAAAGATCGCTGGTACTCAGGTACTTTCGGCCTCGCAGTACACTGGTAACGCTTCAACAGCCACTACCTCCACTAACGTGGCTGGTGGTGCCGCTGGCTCATTGGTATATCAAAGCGGTGCGTCTACAACCACTACGTTAGGGATTGGCACCTCTGGTTATGTTCTTACCTCCAGCGGTTCTGCACCACAGTGGTCAAAGAAGAAGCACGCTGAAACTTTGTCTACCAGCGCCACATCCTACGCTCTAACCCACGGTCTTGGTACTGCTGATCTTTCAGTGTCGGTTTACGACGTTGGAACAGGTGAGGTTGTATACGCCGATATTGTAAACACAAGCACTACTACTACCGTATATTTTGCTACAGCTCCTACTGCTAACCAGTATCGAGTTGTTATACTTGCTTAATAAGTCGTTCTAAAGGAGCCTTATGGCTAACTTTCTAAAGTCCCTCTTTATTAAGGGGGTTGAGATTGACACTACCGGTGCATCCAATGGCAATGTGCTTTCTTACAACGGTACAAAGTTTGCTCCCGCCGCTCCCGGTTCAGGATCCCTTGCCCTAGACGACCTTTCTGACGTTGTTGTAACATCCCCTGAAGAGTTTCAGGGTATTTCTTACAACGGAACCTCGTGGGTAAATGGTTATATACCTCTGGTGTCGTACGTTCGTAATGCTGAAACTACGACCCTTACAACCGGAACTTGTGTATATCTATATGGGTCTACCGGAGATCATGCCACTGTAAAACGTGCTGACAACACCAGTGATACAACCTCGTCTAAAACGATTGGTGTCGTTGGGGCCAACATTACCGCAAGTAACAACGGACCAGTCATTACCCGTGGGTATGTCGATGGTATTGACCTGTCAACCGGGTATACCGCTGGTGATGTTCTGTGGTTGGGAACCAATGGTGCGTTTACTAAAACCAAACCCACAGCCCCCGACCACCTTGTTTTTATCGGTGTCGTTGTCCGAGCCACCAACAACGGAATTATCTATGTTGCCACCCAAAACGGGTACGAATTAGACGAAATCCACAACGTCAGTTTGCCTAGCCCCCAATCTGGTGAATTCCTTAAATATAATGGTTCATTGTGGGTGGCAGACGCAATTGATCTTGGCACAGACACGACCGGCAGTTATGTGGCTTCTTTGGTGGCGGGCACTGGTATTTCACTCGCCAACAACTCTGGTGAGGGTGCTACTCCTACTATTACAAACTCCGGTGTGACCAGTATCAATACAACTCTTACTGGAAACGTAACTGGTGTTGTAACTACCTCTGATACTGGGACTGTTACATCAACCATGATTGCTGATGGAACAATTGTCAATAGTGACATTAACGCCTCGGCGGCAATTGCTCTATCCAAACTTGCCTCTGGAACATCTGGTCAAGTTGTCATTGCCAACGGAACCGGTGTACCCACGTACACCACTATTAGTGGTGACATCACTATTTCTAGTACTGGTGTGGCAACCATTGCCGCTGATTCTGTTGCTCTGGGTACGGACACCACGGGTAACTACATGTCTGGTATCTCGGGCACCAGTCCAGTGTCAGTATCCCACACACCATCAGAAGGCTCTTCAGCCACAGTGTCTTTGGCAAGCGGATATGGGGACACCCAGAACCCTTATGCATCTAAAACCGCTAACTTTTTCTTAGCGGCCCCCAACGGATCTGCTGGTGTCCCAACATTCCGTGCGGTAGTTGCCGCTGATATCCCAACCCTTAACCAGAGCACTACAGGCAACGCCGCAACAGCAACAACTTTACAAACATCACGCAACATAAACGGAGTTGCATTTAACGGGTCTGCTGACATCACCGTTACAGCCGCCGCTGGAACCTTGACTGGTACGACGTTGGCATCTGGTGTAACAGCATCTTCCTTGACAAGCGTAGGAACGATTACAAGTGGAACATGGTCTGGTTCATTCGGCGCAGTGTCAGGTGCAAACCTAACTTCGCTTAATGCTTCAAACATATCAAGCGGAACATTGGCTTCAGCACGTATTTCTGGGTCGTACACTGGTATCACCGCAGTAGGTACTTTGACAAGTTTAACAACTTCTGGAACTTTGACGTACTCTCTGGGGTCACTAGGTACAACATCAGGGACGGTAATAACGGCTTGGTCAGTTTCTGCTACTACATCAAACACCGATGTTGTTTCACATAAAATTATTCGACGCACGCCCGCTTCTGGTCAACCAAATACCAGCTGGGAAACAGCTTACCACCGTATACAACGAACAGTTGATGTTACAGACCAAGGGTTTATACAGTTTGGCGTTAGTGGTAACGGAAGTGCTGTTGCAACAACTGTTGAACTAGGTGTTGGAAGCACCAGCTCTTTTGTCATAAACCCTGGTGCTGGAACAATCAGTGCCACTGGAACCCTTGGCGTTTCTTCCGATGTATCGGCAGCAAACTTTATTGCGACCAACTACCTCATATCGACTGCAAGCCCTACCGGGTCTGGCAACGCAGCACAGTGGCTAGGCGCATTCGGCCAATACTACCTCGTGCGCAACACGTCGACGCGCGACGACAAAGAGAACATACAGCCGCTCGACGGCGCACTCACACCTGCGATGGTCGACGAAATCAATATCACGATGTGGAACCGGAAAACAGCACCCGGTATCCCTGAGGTCGGACCGATGGCCGAAGACATGGACTCTATATCCCCATTTCTATCAACTAAGGGTATGGATGTTGACTCAGAGGGTAATATTATTACTACTCCTCCTAATGGTATTAACCAAAACTCATGGTTAAGCCTACTGACGATTGCTCTTCAGGATGCAAGGGAGCAAATTAGAAGCCTTACTGATAGAATAGCCGTGCTAGAGTCCAACTAAAAGGAGAATATTATGTCCGATGTACAGATTGACGTTAACACCGTAATCGAGTCACTAACCACTCAGATTGCCCAGCAGGCCCAGCGTATAGCCATCTTAGAGGCTACAATTAATGCTATCCAAAAGGCCAATCAGGAGGTCACCGATGTATCTGACAAAGCAAAATAAAGCCCTAATTGCATCGTACGCACGTAGCGTACTGGGCGCTGCCGTAGCCACCTACACCGCTACCCAGGACTGGAAGCTAACCCTTAACGCCCTCTGGGCCGCTGCCCTTCCTGTTGCTACGCGCTTCCTTAACCCCAAGGACACTGCGTTTGGTAAGGGGTCTGAGTGATTTATCCGTACATTAAACTGGTACTTCCCTCAGCCCTAGCAAACCACAAGAACGGCCAGCTCCCGCAGGAGCTTCTTGCCAAGGTGAACACTGGTGGTTTGATGTACAAACCTGTAGCTGAACAATTCAACAAGATGTACGATGCAGCTCTTGCTGCCGGTCATAAGCTAAAAAACGTCGGTGATTACCGTTCGTTCCAGGGCCAGTTGAATATGTTCATGGACCGGTACACCACTACTGACCAGGGACGCAGCCCCCAAGTTACCCGTCAGTACGAAGGTAAAACCTGGTATCTAAAGCCAGGTAAGGCCCCCAGTGCTGCCCCAGACCCGACTGGCAAGAAGGGCTCTAACCACGGTTGGGGTCTTGCTATTGACCTCGGTTATGAGGCTGGTGGCAAGATTCAGTCGATGGGTGGAGCTTGCTTTGAGTGGATGTGCGCCAACGCTCCTAAGTGGGGTTTCTACCTTCAGACCGGCGACAAGAACTCAAAGGAATTTGAGTCCTGGCACTGGCAGTACTGCCTTGGCGATAAGACCCCAGACGGTTCTGTAGCGGCCTCTGTCGAGGAAATTAAGCCCTCAGGCGGGTCGCCAGAAGCTGGCCCCATGAAGTTCGATTATCCGGGTACCCCGGTTCAACGTGGATCTAAAGGACCAGCTGCTGCTCTTGTACAAGCCATCATTGGAGCTACCGCTGACGGTGACTTTGGCCCCCGTTCGGAGCAAGCCCTAAAGGCTTGGCAACTTGCTAACGGTCTTAAAGCAGACGGCATCGTTGGTCCTGTAACATGGAAGAAGATGTTCGGCTGATAGGAGCCTTAAATGGCAGTTAGAATCCAATTTAGGCGGGGTACAGCCGCTGAGTGGTCGTCAGCAAACCCAACGCTTGCCAACGGTGAGCTTGGTTTCGAAAGCGACACCAAAGTAATCAAATTTGGTGATGGTGTAACGGCATGGAACACCTTACCGGTTGCCGCAGCTGGTGACATCACGGCTGTTGTTGCTGGTACTGGCCTTACCGGAGGTGCTATCTCTGGGCAAGCCACTCTGGCAATCGACTCGTCGTACGTGGTGACTGCGGGTACGTTTGACGCCGCCGGAGACACCATCTATGCAACCGGCGACAACACGTATACAAAGTTGTCTTTGGGAGCACAGAACACGGTGCTTACAGCCGGTGCCAGCGCTCCTGCATGGACTAAGACCCTGAACCAAGTAGAGCTGTTGTCTCCAACGGAACGATGGAACATCGTTGCTGCGTACCCGTCAACAACTCAAAACATCTTTGCGGGAACTGCCAGCTCTTGGTACTACACAACTGCCGGTACAACCCAGTGGACTCCCAACATTTATGGTGGGACCACAACTGGGACTACTCTTGCGTCAGTGCTAGCCGTCGGGCAGAGCATAACTGTTGCCGTGTTAACAACCACGGGGGCCACCGCTACCAACGCCTATTCCAACGCCGTTCAGATCGACGGATCGGCTACAAACGTAACGGTACGTTGGCAGAACGCTCTACAACCTACTAGTGGTAACGCGTCTAGCACCGAAGTGTACACCTACACCATTATCAAGACCAGTGCTTCCACAACCCCCCACAGCTACACGGTGTTGGCATCTAGAACTAAGTTTGCCTAATGCCTCTCTTTGATAGCTTCACAGGTGCAGCCGCTCGAGCCCTGGGGATCATAAGCTCTGATCCCCCTGGTACACCCTCGGTTACCTCTCAGACGGCTACAGCAACTTCTATTACTGTAGCTTTCTCCATTTCTGATGGTGCATTCCCAATTGTTGCTGTGGAGTACCAGTATGCCTTGTCATCCGGGGCGTACCCCAACGATTGGACTATCGTTTCTGGGGCCACAAGGAGTGTAACTTTATCTGGTCTAACTACTTCTTCAACTTACAAATTTAGGGTTCGTGCTAAGGACCAGGCGGATCAGTATAGCGCTGTTACCGAGATAACACAAGCTACTTCAGCGGAAGTGGCACCCACGGCCCCCAGCTCACTAACGGTAACCCCAGCATCCACAACTTCATTGTCCGTTAGCTTTGGTGCATCCACTGCCGGCACGTACCCAATTGACCGTTATCAATACAGCCTTGATGGCGGGTCGTATCAAAACACCGGAGTTTCTCCAGGTCAGACCTTTACCATTTCAGGTCTTGGGATTAACTCGTCCCATTCAGTTGCAGTAAAAGCAATAGCGGCGTCTCCTGGTACGTCGGTTAGTGGCGCGACTACTACCCCGTCTAACGTTTTGACAAACCCATCAATTCCAGGTACACCGTCTGTTAACTGGAGTCGGATGACCACTAGTGACAGGGATTCTGCCAAACTTACGTGGCCCAGCGTAGCAACCTCAGAAACTGGATCACTTACATACTATGTTAACTCTTACGAGGTAAACGCCTCTGGCTCTGTTATTGCAACCCTCCCCCAGCAGACAACTACTAATACTCAAATTGATGTGGCTACATCTCCCGGTAAGAATTACCGGTTCTCAGTATTTGCTAGGAACCGTATAGGTCAAGACTCCGCTACTTCTTCAGAAAGAGCGTTGACTACTGGACAAACCGATGTCCCCTACTACCTGTTTAACTACGACGTAGAAGTACACATTGCTAAGCAGCGAGCTGGACAAGGTACTATTGGTTCAATCTTTGTAAACTTCCCAGCATCCATTCCTGGAAACTCTTGGGAGGCCGGTTACATCCGTATCGACACCATGTCGGTGGAGGTTCGTCGCGCTCAGTACACTGGGGACTCCCCATTCACGTCGGATAACTTTGGTAATACGGAAGGTATGTTCTTCCAATTGGTAGACAACGTCAATGGTTTAGGTAACGTTCTCACTTCGTGGGCTCTCCCCTCAACAAAGACAGCTGCCCAGGGGTTTAACGTACACGGTCAGTATTCTGGAACAGTTGGTCCAGTAACCACACAATCTCCATTCGTAGTTAGTGCTGGTCCAATTTCGGGAGGATCAATAGCGGGCAGGTCTGTAAAGGTTACCGCAATTAGCGGAGCCTTTACACAAGTAACAACTGCGGGGGTTATCGCAAGCCCAAGTAATAACCTAATAGCTAAGAACCTATTTCTAATAGGGGTAACAACCACAGCTTCCTCTTATTCCTAAGGTACACAATGGCAAAATGGCCTCGTAAAAAACCAACAAAGATACAAGCTGGTGCAGAAGAATTACTCGAGCGTATGGCTCAGGCTGAGCTTGAGATGTTTGCCAGGATGCGTGGCATATCTGTTGAAGAGATGCTCGCTGAACAAGAAGAGATCATACGTCAAAGGGATTTAGAAGACGCTGAGTACTACTCTACAGAAGAAGATCGTAGTGGTGATTACGAAACATTGACAATCCCACTAGTTATGGAGCTACCACCCCCTAGCCCCGTATACTTTGCTGTGCAGTCCCAAACTGGTCATGTTAAAACTAAACGACCTGACCGCCGAGAAAGTGACGGCTATTACCAAGGCAACCCTACCGGAAAGGCTGGGGGTGTGGATGAAAACAAGAAAGATATCCCGTATGTGTCAACACGCGTTTATGCATTCCAGTGGATCCCGACAGCCTCAGAACGTGGAGATTTATTAATCGCGTTTGCCCGTCCTTCGACTACTCAGGCACATACATTGCACGTTTATTCAGACCTAAGCGAATCACAATGGATAACATTTTCGACAGACTCAGACTCTCTTGGTAGGGCCGTAAACTCGCTGGGAACAGGACGTTTATATGGCAAAGCCGATGGAGAAAAGTACAATACACTCCACGCCACGTCGGACGACGGGGACCAATGGGATTATTGGATTTTTAATGAACTAGGGACATTCACTACGGTGCGCCCAAACAACGAAGGTCTTGGAACAGGTGGAGTATAAATATGAACAATGTGTACGCAGTAGGTCCACTATATTGGATTCTACGGGACATAGGCACAAAAGAAACACCAAGGGTAGCAATGGGGTTTTTACGCCAAGCACGCCCACCGTGGAGAGTTGGTAAGGGTATTCAGTTCTGCGTTGGTAAATACATCTTACAAATTGGTCTGTGTAGAAAACCAAAGGGCCTTGAAAACAACGACGAGCTATCCGGGCTATTGTACGCAATGCAAGCTCGTGTTATTGACTCTTCGGTAGCAGAAATTGGAGATTGGAAATGAAACTGTTCATGAAGAAGCAGGTTGAGGAGTCCCTCAAAGGATCCTCTATTCCTAGGATACAAAACACAGACACCGCAGAACTCTTGTCATGGTTTAACAATCTAATCATGAACCTTGGTTCATCATTTGACAGCTGGCGGTACAACAACGAACGTGACGAAGTCACTATGACTCTTAACACCTTAAATGAGGTTTGGAAAGAGCTGAAGGAACGCAAGGCCATCTGATCATGGACGACGTAACGTACGACGAAGACGAAGTCTACGAAGAGATAGCTGGTATTGAGCTAGACGAAACGTCGAACGAGTTCGTAGATCAGCTGGTTATGAAACTGATCCTCTTTACGGAGGAGTTTTGTAACATCAAGCTATTCCCATACCAGATCCCGATTGCGTACCGGATTATTCAATCTATCGTTCTAGGAGACGGTGAAGAAATCACTCTGGTAGCAACCCGCCAGTCTGGTAAATCGGAAGTGCTATCAAATGTCATGGCCTCCATGATGGTGATTCTGCCAAAGCTTTCAAAGGTGTACCCCACGTGGCTGGGTAAATTTGAGAAGGGCTTTTGGTGTGGTGTGTTTGCCCCAGTTGAAGACCAGGCAGACACCGTGTTTAGCCGTATTGTAAGCAAGCTCACTAGTGATCATGCTATGGATTTCCTGTTAGATCCTGAGATCGATGACAAAGCAACTTCAGGTGGGTCGCGTGGTAAGGGAAGAATAATAAGTCTTAAGCATTCAGGGTCCCTCTGCCGTATGCAGACCTGTAACCCTAAGGCAAAGATTGAATCAAAGACCTACCACTTTGTACTAGTAGACGAGGCCCAGGAGGCCGACGAGTTTATGATTACCAAATCAATCAAGCCTATGTTGGCGTTCAACAACGGATCGATTGTGCTAACGGGTACAGCAACCAGGAACAAGTCTTACTTCTATAAGATGATTCAATACAACCGTCGCAGGGATATCAACTCAAGACGCAACCACCGACAGTCTCACTTTGAGTACGACTGGAGGGTTGCTTCAAAGTTCAATACCAACTACGCAAAGTTCATTGCAAAGGAAAAGGTTCGTATTGGCGAGGACTCCGATGAGTTCCAGATGTCTTATTGTAACAAGTGGATTCTTGAAAAGGGAATGTTCGTTAGCGATGAGCGTTTAAACAAGATGTACGACCACTCCATGCCCCTGGTTAAGCAGTGGTGGAGAACTCCAGTGGTAGTTGGTATTGACGTGGCTCGATCTAATGACTCCACAGTAGTTACTGTTTGCTGGGTTGACTGGGATCACCCCGACGGGTTTGGTTTTTACGAACATCGCGTATTGAACTGGCTGGAAATCAACGACACGGAGTGGGAGCAACAGTACTTTGAAATATTGGACTTCCTACGTAACTACGATGTATATCGTATAGGAGTGGACTCCCAGGGAGTTGGAGGGGCCGTAGCTGAACGCCTTCAAATCCTTATGCCCCATATTGAAGTTACTGCAGTGTCATCTAACGCGAAGGACCAGAACGAGCGGTGGGTCCACCTTACAGAGTTAATCCAGCGAGATCAGCTGGTGGTTCCAGGGCATTCCAAAGCCCGTAGAAATAAGACCTGGAAGAAGTTTAACCAGCAAATGGCCGATCTAGAGAAGATTTACCGTGGTCCGTACCTGCTGGCGGCTGCCCCGGACGAAAAGGGGGCGTTTGACGACTACCCAGATTCCCTGGCAATTGCCTGCTCTATGTCAATAGCTGATACGATGCCTACGGTTACAGCAAGTGAATCGCCCTTCTTTGGGCGCTGAGTACAAAAAGATGCTAATCTTTACATATACCTAGCTCCTATAGGAGGATTCAAATGGCCGTATCACCAAACCCAATGTTCCCAGAAAAGGGAACCCCCATGTTCGAGCGTTCCTACGCCCCCAGCATCCCAGGGAACCGTGGACCCCTCCGCTTCGAAGA